TTACACCCTAAAAGATGAACTCTATCAAAACTACTTATAACATTATTTTTATACAAATTTGTAATAGTTTTAAGACGACCCATCATTTTAGCTATATACTGGTTAGGGTGTTGGAAGCACTCAGCAAACCATGAAGCCCCATAACTAAATGCTATTTTATTATACCCAAACCATTTATAGGATTGGTAACCAGAAGCAAATTCAGAGTATGATTTACCCTGAACGACTGCTACTTTAGTTACTTCTTTAGGAAGATTTATGCTTGACCATTCTTTAGCATTTCTAATACTATGAATAGAATTTTCCCAAACATCAGGTACTATAAATTCATTAGGTTTAAGTTCATTTACCCAATACAGAAGTCTTTTAGTATCATAAGCCTTTCCAAGTTCATGAAGAGAATTATCCATTATTATATATCTGCCTTCTTCTTTAGCTTGTCTAAAATAGGATTCATATTCAGGGTAGAGATCTAAAAGATGGGGAAGGCAGTAATCATAATCATTAAATTGCTTGCTGTCCTTTAATAGCTGTAGGGGTACTTCGTGTGAGACCTTAATCTTCATAGTATATAGAACTATTTTTGTCGTTTTCAAAACACTCTACTTTTACTACCTTACATCTTCCACCATCCGTTTTAGATAAAACATCATTAAAGTGGTTAAAAACGGTTTTAGCGCAACTTTCTGCTCCTAGCTTATCCATTATTGTTAATTTGCAAAGCCCTTCCATTGCGGCCGTTTCGAAAAAATCAAGGTAAGGGTCATCTTTTTCAATTAGTGTAGTATGGTCCCACATATCATCCATCCATGATTTTAAACCATTTCCTATGGGGGCATCTTTAAATCCCCCATAATCTACAATCCAATTCATATCGTCTAATCCCATATTATTATCATTAGGGGTGTTAGATTCAAACCACACTTTAAATTTTAAAGCATATCCATGTAATAACTGGCAGTGTGAGTGTTGTGCTCTCCACTGTCTAATAGCAACTGAGTAGTTGTCAAATAATTTTGTTGATTGAAACTTTCCCATCATTTTTTGTATTTATCTTTTAATTCTTTTCGGGTTAGTGTAATTTCTTTTTTAATAGAATCCACATCTTCCGGGGTAGATTCCCCTATTTTTTTAATAAGGCCTAAAACTTTATCTAGGTCTTCCATTAATTCATTTAATTTATTAGATTCCATAACTTTTTATATTTTAAATCCGTAATATAATTTTTCTACCCAACACATATTATAATACCTCGCAGCTATCTCCTGAGCATGCTAGGTTTTCTTTTTGTGAAGTATTGTCTGTGTCTTCTATAACCCATTTTAAGTTAATAGCATGTAAGTGAGATGACATTTCATTATATTGTTCTTCTGTAATATCCTCAAAAGGGGCCTGTTTGTAACTGCCCCCACTGTATGGAAGTACTGCTAAACCATTAAATGTGTGTTTATTTTCCTACTCCTTCCCATTCGCCATCTTTTACTGAGATAGTAGCAGATACATTGTTAGTATTAGATCCCTTTCGATGGCCCGTTTTTACCCACTCCATATTGAATTTTTTTGTTCTTTCAAGTAAATCTATTGCAGATTCCGTTCTTAATATTGCTCCCTTAGGAGCACATTGGGGGACTGAAATAATAGCTTGAATTTCTGGTTTAAAGAAATCATCTTCTACTAGTTCGGGGTGGTTTTCTAATAAATGAGTGTAAAGTGCTTCATTTTTACCAATCCTCATTCGACGAATATAGAAATTATTATGCCACGCATGTATACCGGATGATGTTCCTAATACTAAAGAAGATGTTCCTGAAGGTTTTACTGTAGTAACACGAGCTGCCTTCTTAATTCCTATAATTTTTGCAGTTTCCCTATTCGAATCCATTGCTACTTTTGCGGCCTCTTCTAGATTGTAGTCTAAAATAACACCACTTCCAATTCCTGTCATTCCTACACCTACAAGTGCGTCTTTATCGGTATTAGTTTTCCAAATTGATCTTAAATAGTGAAAATCAGTATAAGATGCTTGTAATGTTCCTATAAAGGATGCTGCTTTTACTCTTTCATTTAAATCCTCTTGTGATTCAATATTAGATGAATTAATTTCACATAAATTACAGAATTGGTAGGGTCTTAAAGCAATTTCACAACAGGGGTTTGTACCCCAATCTTTATCGTCTGAGAAATATATCCCAGGTTCCCCTGAATTACTTGCAACAATTTTATCCCATAAGCCAAAGAAATCCTTCTTTTTAACCTTTGAGCGGATTACAACTGCTGAGTTATTTGCTCTTCCTCTTTGTGCATTTAATTCCCACCAAGCCCCAAACTTGCATGTTAACATGTCTTCATCATCTAAATCAAACAAAGAAATCAATGCTGCTCTTCTAATTCCTCCAGATAGTACTGCATCTGCAATGTGGCATATAATATCATGTGCTTCAATAGAGGATAAATTGTCTCCATCCTTCTTTCTATCAAGTACTTTTTGGATTTGGAATAAACACTCTTTTAAGGGCTCAGGACCTGGTGCTTTACCTCCTACTGTTATTAATTCCGCCCCCTTAGGCCTAATATCTCTAAAGTCAAATATAGGCATTGTTTTACTTTTACCTAAATAAGCCTTCATAATAGCTCTTACGGCGTCTGCCCATCCTTCGATAGAATCCCCAATTAGAAATCTTTTTTCCTTAGTTGCTTTATGAATTTCAGGTAATTTTTCAATATGGTGTTGTTGAACAGAAAAACCAACCCCACATCCTGATAAAAGTAAAAACATTATTTCACTAAATGATCTAAAATCATCAATAGGTAAAAATGAACAGTTAAAAATTCTTGAATTGTTTATTGCAATAGGTTTTCCAGCAAATTGCAGACTACGCATTGATGGTAGGATTTTTTTGTCATATACCATTTTATAAACTTCTTCTATCTCCTCTTTTAAATTTGGGAATTTAGATTGGTGCATTTTTTTGTTTCGGGTAACCAATTCTTCCCATGTTTCTCTTCGTTGTTTGTTTGAATCGTATTTAGCATACTTATTATATACTACAATATCAGATAATATCTCTTGTGTTATGTTCATGTAAATTTTAAATAAATTATTTGTGTTTGGGGGTAATATATACAATATATATTACTAGAAATGAAATATATCTTCAGCAGCCTTTTGGAGATTTCTTCTTTCATTACCTGTAAATCCTGCTCCATCAGGGCCACTAGGGGTTTCATTACTTATACGCTCAGTAAATTCGATTTTTCCAATGGAAGTATCCATAGTAGCATTAAAAGTTAAACCATCTACTCCATATCTATTTTTCATAACATGAAATCTCCCAGTGCTATTTTCTTTATCCTCTGTTTTTCTTGAAAGTGATAGAGCAAAGTCTGAAATCATAATTTTAGAATAGCTTTCAGCTATTTGGTCCCCTTGGATAATATTATCTCTAGCTGCTGATCTGTTGCTTTGAGATGCAGTCCAGATAGGAATTGCTAATTCAGTTGACATTCCTCTTAATGAAGTATAGATATCATCTAATTTATCCCTTTTTTCTTTCCCATTTTTAGTATATAAAAGATCTGCATAATCTAACACAATAAGATCAGGTTCAATACCTTGCCCGCGGCATTTATCTATATGTGCTAATATTGTATTTACATTGGCTTTACCCGCGGGGTATTGCTTAATGTATAGTTTTCCTCTTAAACTTTCAAGTTCTTTTTTAACTTTATGTTTGTGGATTTTGATTTCATTTACTGGTATTTCTGTAAAAAAGGCATCATATCTTTGGCCAACATAAAAATCTGATAATTCAAGAGTATAATGTAAAACCGTATACCCTAATTTAACGGCATGACCTCCTAAGGCAACAAGTGCCCATGATTTACCACCTCCTGGATTACCTACTAAAAGACCTAAATCCCCTGTACCTAATCCACCTCCTAAGATGCTATTTATTTCATTCCACGGGGTTTCTACCGTACTTCTTGCTTCTTCTTTGTATCTTTCTTCAATTTCATCCATATAATCATGTCCTATGTTTTTTTCTACACCCGCTTTTAAAGCATTATCAATAAGACGACGAATATCCTCATAATTTCCAAGTTCAAGTAAATCTACAGAGGAAAGAAGTGCAGATTTTAAAGTTTGATTTCGACAAAAATCAAGAAAGGTTTGTTTAACATAATCAAGATCTGGAGAATTAGTAGATTTAAAAGTTTCTTTTAATTGTTCTTTTACAGCAACTTGTTGGATTTCATTTCTAATCTTTTCTACTTCAACCTTAAATACCTCCATTGTAGGAGTAGTCCTAAATTCATTAAAATATTCAAGAGTTTTAGATATAATCCATTTGTTAGCTTCATTATCAAAGAAATCAGGTGAAACAATATCTGCTACTTGTTGTAGAAATTCTTTATCTTTAATAAGGGACGATAATGTTTTAATTTGAAAATTATGTCCATATTGTTCTAATTTACTCATGTGTTATTTTTGCAAGATTATTTAATTTAAGGAAATTTTCAGTTAACCAAATGTCTGGATTTTGTAGATTATTTCCCATATAATCATTATTATATAACATAACAAAATCATTTCGGTGGAGCAAATTCATTGGGATAGAAGATAAATCGTTTATTTGGATTTTAATATTACCTGATATTAAGGGGTCTTTAAGAGACATCATTTTTTCATTAATCTCTAAAGTATCTTTATTTTCTACTATACGTTTATGCATTAAAGTATCTTGAGTTGTAGCATAATGTATAAGATAATCTAAATTTAATTCTTTACCAGTAATCTCGGGTATCACCTTAGTCATTTTTTTAGCTCCTAACCCTTTAATACCTTCAAGATTGTCAGATTTATCACCCAATAAACATTTATACATTAAAAAATTATGAGCAGGAATACCATATTCTGTCATTATCTGTTCTTTAGTATAATATTTACGTTTATTAGGTGACCAAACAACAATCCTATCATTTACTAATTGAAGGAAATCTTGATCGGCAGACATAATAATAACTTCATTTTCAAATATATTTTGAGAAAGGTAAGCTATTACATCATCAGCTTCTACATTATCTATACCATAAACATCTATAGGAAGTAATTCTAAGTAACTAAGTAATCTTCTAAACTGAATTTTCATTGCTTCCTTTTCCTCCTCTAATGAATTAAAAGCATCAAATTTAGTAACACGTTTAGGAGTACGATTAGATTTATAATTAGGGTTTATTTTTTTTCTTCTTTTACTACCCCCGGCACCATCATAAACTACTACAACTCTAGTAGGAGACATTTCGCGAATAGCAAATGCTAGAGATTTCATAAAACCTGTAATGCCCCCTACTGGGACTCCTTTTTCATTTAAAGAGCCATTTACAGCAAATGCTCTTAAAAAAATATTTAACCCATCAATAAGAAGCACCCTGTCATTAGGGTGCTTCTCTTCTACAGTTATATCGTTTAAAATGTCTTCAAATTTATTCATTCTCTATTATAGTTTCATCGGGATCACGGTCTAAATTATCTTCTTTTTCATGGCGGTACTTCATAATATATCTTCGAATTTATTCATTCTCTACTATTATTTCGTCAGGATCGCGATCTAGACCTTCTTCTTTTTCATGGCGATACTTCATAATATATTTGTCACAAAGTTCCTTATACAATTCTTCTTTAGCTGTTGGGTGGCTTTCTAATAAATCACCAAATTCTTTAGCTAAAAATTGGTGGGTTTCGCCATCTGCTGTAGTGTATTTGTACCATGCTCCCCCCTGTTTTACAATGCTATATTCTTTAAGTAATTTTAAGGTACCAAAAACATCATCAATTCCCGAGTCGTAAAATACACTATAGCGTACTTTTCGATTAGGAGGGCCTAGGCGATTTTTTACAACTACACATTCTACTTCTTGACCAACTACCATATCAACTCCATTAACTTTTTCTTTAATCTTACCTACTCCTTTAAGTCGTAAGCGAACTGAAGCATGGAATTGTAAAGCTTTACCTCCTGATGTTGTGTATTGATCACCAAACGGCATTGCATTTAGTTTCTGTCGTAACTGGTTTGTGAATACACACAGGATTTTTTGCTTACCTATTAAGTTAGTAATCTTGCGCATTGATTTAGACATAATGATAGCTTTTGCAGTTGCATATCCATCTTTATCATAATCAGCAGCAGATTCAATCTTAGTAGTAGCAGCGGCAACACTGTCAACAATAATTGTAACTAATTTATCTTTATTTTTCTCGCGAATTTTAACTATAATGTCTTCCATGGCTTCAAAAACATCCTCAATTGTATTAAGGGGAATATAAAGCATGTCATCAACATCAACTCCTATAGCGGTTAAAAATTGAGCATCTAGAGATGACTCAGTGTCAATATAAATTGCTACACCATTTTGTTTTTGTGTAGAAGCTATAACGTGGGCTGCAAGGAGGGATTTACCGCTTTGCTCTAGACCCGTAATCTCAACAATTTTACTAACAGGCAAACCCCCGTTTGGTCTGTTAGAAATCGCTAAGTCAAGGGGGGTGCATCCAGTAGATACCCACGACGTAACATCTGTTGGTGATTCTTCCCCCCCATTGAGGAAGTATGCAACTTGGTTGTATTCTTTTTTAAACTTTTTATTTAGCGATACTGCTAATTCTTCAGTAAGACTTCCTCCCGTTGGGGATGGTTTGTTAGATTTTTTAGCCATTTTAACTGAATAAATCGTCTATTTTAGAATCAAGATTAATTTTACCTTTTTCGGGCTCAGTTGCAGCAACCGTTTCTGTTTCTTCTGATGGTGATAAGTATTTTTGAAGTGATACTTTCATTTCATCAAATGAATATCTATTAAATAATTCTACAGCGTTTTTTTGATTTTCTAGATACCCCTCAGCATCTTCACCATTCTTAGCAATTGGTGATTGAACGGGTTTAACACGAACTGTAGTAGTGTCATACATTTTACCTGTTTCTTTAGCAGGGATGACTTCAACCGTAATATCTCTACCTGCAGCAATGTCTGTGATATCACCATAATCTTCATCCATCATAACTCCTAAAAGTTCTTGGTAAACCATTTTTCCAAACTCCCAAAAACGAATGCCTTTGTCTTCTTCACCACGTACTAATACAGGTGCTAAAATACGCATTTTAGGGAATAGCTTTTTAGCAAGAGCTACATTATCGGGATCATTAGTCTTACGAAGTTTAGAAGCAAACTCTAAAATAGGATCAGACTCATCAAAATTTGAAAGAGCTAACATTCTAGGTTTATCAATACCAAAATAAAAGTACAGCTCCGTAAAGGGAACATCTTTATTATGTTTGTATGGTACAATACGTACTACTGATTTTTCACCACTTGGTGGTTTCCAAAAGTTCTTTTTAAAATCACTACCGGATTTTCCATTGGACTTATTTTGTAAGCGGTCCATGCGCTTTCTAATTTCATCTAGATTCATGATATATTAATTTTGACGAAATATACGAACTTAGGTCAGTAAAACCAAATTTTTCCAGAGGGCTTTTTATAGGCAGCTTAAGTAC